AGCTTGTATAAATATCAGCTGCTAAGATTTCATCTATACCTACTTCTGTTATATATCCATAACTTAGAATCTTATCTTCTACTGCTGCAGAAGTCATAATGTGAGCATCGTCATTAGTAAATTCGCCTGAATCATCAATGCCTGAAATAGTATTACCATCCATCGTAAAGCTTGTAAGACTATTAAATGTTTTAGCTCCAGTAAATGTTTGAGTGCCTGACAAATGTGCCGTATCTGCATCTAAGTAAGCAGATGCAATCGCTGTACCATTCCAAGTTCCTGTCGAAATTGTTCCTAATGTGGTTACATTTGCTGAACCTTGATAACCATCTTTCAAGCCATCAGGTGTAACTGCTCTTCCAATATCTGTACCTGTTGTTGTTTCGGCAGTAGTTGCTAACTCTACAATACCCTTTACTGATGTACTTGCATCTGATTCATCACCTGTATTTGTTCCACTTGTATTGTTTAATACAGTTTCTTGAGCATCGCTCATAAATCTTTTGTTTGAAGCATCAGTCATATTTGCTGTACCGAATGTTGGTGATGCCCCACTAATTACTGATTGGTCTAATGCTTTAACATCCGCGATAGATGTTAATTCGCTGTCCATAAGAGCACCAGCAGCTGTTACATTAGCAGTATCTGTTATATCAGCTAATGCTTCTATGCCATCTAGTTTAGAACCGTCTGTAGCTAAATCTCTTCCATCTACAGTACCTGATACTGATATATTACCAGTAACATTTATAGCGTGTGAAAAGTCAAACTCTCCTGGGTTTTGGTCCCACAAAATTGTTGCATCAGTTGATGCATCTACAGCATCTTGTATTGTAATGCCTGCACCCTCTGCAGTAGAGCTTGAATCTCCGTCTAAATAGTTTAATACAATGTTTTTATCTTTTACTTGTAAATTTTGTGTATTTAAAGTAGTTGTAGTACCGCCTACTGTTAAATCTCCAGTAAGTGTAAGATTTGCACCTTGTGCTGTACCTGTAAAAGTTGGTGCAGTTAAGGTTTTATTTGTTAATGTTTGTGAACCAGTAAGGGTTGTTACTGTAGAGTCTATGTTTAAGGTTATGTTACCACTAGCTCCACCTCCAGACAATCCTGTACCAGCAGTAATACCTGTTATGTCCGCATCTCCAGAAGAGCCTCCTACTATAAGGTTTGTTACATCTCCTGTAGTTTGTACAGCTTCTTGTTTTGTTTTTTGCTGCTCAACAAATACTTGTTCATAAACAACACCATTTCTTTTTTCTTGCTTTATTAATTTACCATCTTCAAGAAATGATACTGATTCTCCTTCTCTTATATTCTGAGAAGATGGTCTGACTCTAAAGAATGAGTCAATGCCATTAACTCTATGTTCACCAGATTTTGGCATTATGAAGGTCTCTTGTTAGTTTGTCTGTAATCTATATTGATGTCATTTATGGTAATAGAACCATTAGCAGTTATTTTAAAAGCCATTGATTCGCAATTTCTGTCTGCCGTGTTTATTGTAAATTCTTTTATTGCGTATTCTGTTCCTAAGGTTTGAGCTGATAAGTCTTGATAAGAAGACTCTCCATCATTTGCATAACTTAAAGTTAAATTTGTTCCATTACCCTTTGCTGTTACAAATACTCTATTTACTCTTTTTACTAAACCTGGATTACCAAAATCTATATCTTTTGTTCTTAAATCTATATTTTCAGTTCCTTGGTCATTACTTACTAAATGTATTTTATTATCTGAATGTTTAAAGAAGTATACACCATCAAATGATTCTACAAAATTAGATACATCCGCACTTCCTACGCAAGCTCTTGTGGTCCAACCTTGCGTTGCAAAGTCATAACAGAAAACTTTATCTTCTGTATCTACACCACTGTTTGATGTCATTGCAGAGTCTTGTAAAACATATAATTGTTTATATTTTGGCTCATATGCTATAGAAGGTTTTAATAAAGCATCGCTTAGCTCTTGTCCAGATTGCCATAAATTGTCATCTAATCTTAATGTCAATTCTTTTGGAGCGCTTTGCCCATCAAAGATATAGACTCCATTTCTATTTACCCAACATACACCAAAAGGAGTTTTAGATACTGCATTCTGAAATATACAACCCATACCATCGTATTCTGCTTCTAGATACCAACCAGCATCAGAACTAGAGGATACATTAATAACATATAATTTTTTTTGTTTGAAAGCTAGCAACCTGTTTCCTAAGCTATGTAAAGCTGTAAAAGAATCTCCATCGCTAATACCAATATCTAGGTAGTAACTATCAGGAAATGTTGCAAATCTGTTTACTGGACTATAATAAATTCTATCATCAAATACTTCATCGTTCTTTCTAACATTAGCAACCCAAGCTCTTCTTGCACATATAGTAGCAGCTCTATAACCTCCGTCTGCACCAAAGTCAATACTTTCTTCGTCTTGAGAATAGCCGTTAATACTTTCATAAGTATCTAAAGAAGGGTTAACTATATCAACTCCTTCTACTTTTCTATAATTACTTCCTGTTCCCGTTGCACTAGAAAAAGAATCGTAATCTTCAAATAAGTTTGTTCTTACTCCTCTTTGATAGTCTACGTCTAAAAATAATATCCATCTACCATTACCATCTTTTTTTCTTGTATAAACTCTTACGCCTTTTTCATTTTTTCTAGCAGTAAAAGAACCGTGTTTTATAATAAAGCTAACATTAGTAAAATACGCTCCTGTTGTAATAGGAAATAAAGTTGATTGAGGTGATTGTGGTAATGTTTCATTGTCTTGCAAATCTACTACTGTATGACAAAATTCATAAGAACCCGCTTCCCAACCACCGCCAGTAACACTTATACTTGTTGTTGAAACTGTTTTAACTCTTGCTCCGCTTGCATGCTCTAAACCAGTAGGTGAATTTCCAAAAACATTTCTATCTACTAATAGTTGTAAAACTTTCTTATCTCCTCCTGAAGCTAAATCTAAAGTATTAGTGCTTCTTACTCTCATAGCTTCACCATTTATATGTATAACTTCTCCTACAAGATTTGCTATTCCTCCAGTTGTTATACCACTATCAGCACCGTAGTTTAAACTAACAGAAGACATATCTTCTGCAGTTGTTAGTTTTAGATGTATCAATTTATCTGTAATAGATATATCAGCAGTAGGGTCTGGATTTGTTTCGTTAGGATTTGATGTAACTATTAAATAGTTAGTGCTTTCAGTATTTTTAATAATTTCGGTGAATGACTGAGAATCTAACGTAGGGTCTGTTTGTAAACTAACACTAAACTCTCCAACAGTTCCATCTGGCTCTGGTAAAGTATCTGATTTTACTATAGAGTGAAACTGAGCACCATTCTTTTCTACTTTCATAGTAGTATCTAACCAGCCACTAACATCAGTTCCAAACCTATCTGTTTCACTTACATAAACCAATCTTCTTGGCTCTGTACTATTAGTTCCATCAACTACAGTTTCGTCTGCTACAAATAAAGTTCCGTCTACAAAATAGTATACTGGCAATACTGCGTTTTCATGTTGCATATCAATGATAGCATCTCCAGAAGCTTCTGTTAAAGTAAAGTTTGAAGTCTTTCCAAAATCTCTAGCATAAGTTAATATCTTTGTATTAGTTCCTGAAGCATTGTTTTCAGGAAATGCAAACACTTGTACGTTTGGACCAGTTACATCTCCAGCATTAGAATCTGTGTTATATTGACTATTAAAAATAAAAGCACCATATCCTGCAGTTGTTTGCGCATTAGGTGCATTAGCTGTTGCTAGCTTGGCTGAAGATACTGATGAAGACAATACAAGTCCAGGATTAGACAAAACAACATTGTTTGCTTTTGTTACCTGATTAGGTGCAATATCCCTAGGAGAGGACTTGGTATTAAGTCCTCCGCTAAAGTCGTTTAATTGTAAAGACTGCCTAGGCATTTAGCACCCGCATCCACATTCACAGTTCATATGTCTCTCCTATTTTTTATTTAGAGTTTTTTTCACTTCTGCCCATAGTTTGTCATCTAATTTGTTAGATGATTTAGCTACAAGCCAATCTCCTAG